GCACTGCGTAAGTGTATCTCCGGGGAGTAACACTCCATCTCCGCCGGGCGTTAATGGCCCATCACGTGATTAGCGTGACCCAGCGACGCTTCGACTTGAAGGCGCCGCGCTTCACACTGGACCTAAAGTCTAGTGGGGTACGTACGACAGCCGTGATATCGACACCTTCTGTTAAGAAGGGCGATCTCGCGGTGGAATACGTGCTCATCTTGGAGTAATCCTCCGAGCTCTCGAAAGAGACCGTAGGGTTCCAAGGAGCGGCGAGGACGTCCTCTTCGTGCATTAAACCGGGTCCAGTTAAGGACCGGTTTATCCATGACTGACCAGTGAAGGTAGTCGAGGAGCTCGAATAAACGTTCTCTACTATACATGGGAAGCTCCTGTCACGCTGAGTGATCTGGAACTGAGCAGACTTCTCGGAACGAGTCCGAGCAATTTGACCAGAACCTCTCGCCCAGAGATTAAGGCAGGCAATGTCTTTTCCATTGATATCATCCTTCTTTTTAGTAGGCTGATAAACAATCCGTTTCTGCTCATAACCGCAGATCGACGAATTATATCGTAGGCCTGTGGTCAAGAATGCAGATTCGAAATATATGCCAGCACCGCGCTTTGTGGCGCTGACATGTATCGGAAAACGCACTACGGCTTCCACCATATCGCGTATAGCTTGGGATGTAGACCATAATCCCTTCCAATAGAAGAGATTAGCAGTCTGAACCCAAGCATTAACGTGATCTGGTGTCCAGGATCGTACGTCATCGAGTGGCAACTGCCTCGCGTATACCGGATTAACCGGATACCCGTTATAGTAGTCACCGCCACAGGATTCCCGGAACAGTGAGCTCCGGAAACTCTTGTTGATGTTTACCTTTAGGCCATAGGCCTCAAGGTTACGTACGACAGCGTCCGTGTACTCTATAGGAACGATGATGTCATCCCCATAGATATCAATCATGTTACTATACTGCATGATTGATCGACTAGACGGACGTCTTCCATCAAGTTCGTGGAAGGCGCTAAGGATAAGGGTGTAAAACACCATTGCCTCAACGGGAAAGCATAAAGCTGAACCCTGAGAAGCATACTTATTCAAAACGACATTCGTTCCATCAGGAAGAGTAGCATGCAGAGATCGCGCATCCTCAAGATATTCAAGGATGCCGCTACCTGCGAAGATGCGCTGAACGAGTGCAAAATGCACTCGATCAGAAGCATCTTTAAGGTCGATCGTAGATAACGTTCGATCTATGCTGCTACGGTGAGCGAGTCGCTGATTAGGAGTTTGATCGGTAAACCGAATCGAACTCTTGGTCAGGCGATGGGATTCAAGTCTAGGGACAATATAATGCATCAAACCTTGTTGCATATATTGCATCTGGACAGGTTCCATCGCAATGACTCGGGGAGAGGTTTGCGTCTTAGGAACGAATACTACTCGGACTCCGGGTTCATCCCGAATTCCGAGGTATTGTAATCCGTCAGACACAGGCCTTTCACCAACCCCTGACGACTCGGCTGCGTACCCATAATTGGGATACACGTGCAAGTCAGAGGGGAAGGTGAGCTCCGACCGGTCATACCACTGATCAATCTGGTTTCGTCTGTTAAGACTAACCCGATCAGCAGTGTAGCCGGGGCCATGCTGACAAACAACTTCCAACGGGTCGATCTCAGGGAAAACCTGAGACCATAAGATCCGACTGGTCGTGTCAAGGTAGTAATCCTTCCGTCCTATGGACGGTGTCAACAGGCCAAGCTCTCTCTCAACTTCAAGATAGTGAGCAGCGGCGAGATCTTCACGATCCCCCGTACATGCAATCTTAAGCTTCTTAAAGAAGCGACAGATTTGCCGGATTGCAAAAATGCAATCTGGATCAATATCCGGAAGAGGCTCACCCGTACGTGCGAACACACGCCTAAAGAAACCCCCGAGAAATCGGGGGAGACCTTTGTCTCTAGCGAAATTGCTAGGGACACGTAGGCATCCGTCCTCTAGCCCTCTTTCAAGGGCATCAGAGAGGAGGGGTAGGGTTATCGTTAAAAACGATAAACCTTCGTGTTCACAACGATATCGCATCACTGCGATATCGCGTTCTACGGACAAGTCTAGATCTCTTCCCAGTTCTCTGAGAAGAATCTCGACGAGCATGGTCGGTCTTTTCACTGTTAACCTCCTTTATAGGTGGACAACAGGACCGTCCGACACTGCGCCCTGGTAAGCTTGGTGGCGAGAGAGTTAAAACTCGCCAGCGAGTACCTTGCCGGTGAAGGTCGTATCGACCAACGCCTTCAAGGCGGTCACCAGGTAGCCGATCTCCGTATCCGTGAAGATGTTGTTCCGGGGCTCGTCAATGACGAGATAAACCGAAACACCACGCTGTGCGGTTACGGCCGAGATCGGGTCTGCAGAAATCTTCTGCTGCGAGACCCGAACCTCACGACGAAAACGGCCGGTAGACTGAGTCTGCTTGGTCGTTAGCGAAGTGAGGCCGTCTGCCGACGTATAAACGTTGGTCGTCGGGCCCATCGAGGTCCGCGGCAACGAAATTGCGACGGCATTGACGGTAACGGATTGAGGATCGGCGAGCATCGAAAGCTCCTTTCTTCGTGTTGATCGACGTCATACGACGTTGGTTTTCATGACATAATGAGCTATAATGAGGACAAACCTAATGCCCCCAAAATACCCCATTGTGTTGTGGACAAGCTAGTGTCTAGCGTGCCCCAACCGAATGGATCGCCTGGAAGACGACTTTTAGTAAAATGTCTCCCAGTCGAGGTACAGGATACAGTCGTAGTTCCTCCACCGGTATCAAATTTACCGGTAGAGGTACGACGTACAAGCGTTTCAGTGGACCGCATAACATAAAAATATTCTGCAGCACACCGATCTGCTACTCCTGGGTTTAGGTTTTCCACCAGATGCCCAAGACCTGTAAACCAATCTACCATCCAAGACCAGGGAACCGCGTTATAAACAGTGGAAAGAGTAACATGCTGACCGCGAATGCGGGCCAGCATATTATTCGTCCAGTTTATATCGCGAGGACCTGGGGGAAGGAAGTAACGGAACCTGGCACAAGACCAGATCTTATCACTTTCCGTCCAATGGTCGACGCAAGTAGGGGTATCAGCATAAAATCCTTGCAGGTTGCTAGGATAAAATACTGAAGGCCCATACCCAGTTGCCTCAGAAGTAACGACTTCCTCGGCAATGACGCGCCGACGGTAGATTGACCGACCGTTGTCACGGATGAGTTGCGCGAGACGCTCTTGACCCAGCTTCTGGCTATTAACCAGATACTGGACATCTCTGATGATCGGGATAATCCCGAACACTGTGGACAGGTGGAGACCACCGACTGCCTTACCGGCAGTACGGAGCTCACCTGGACTCTTTAGGGCTCTATAGATCTCAGAAACTGTGATCTTTTTGAGCTCGGGGAAGTTCTTTAACATCCCAGAGAAAGCATCTCGAACAAGCCCCGGAACTTCTCGAAGCTCAACCAAAGAGTTGAGTGAAGAAATGTCCGGAGCAGTAGGCTTCATCCGATCATATGCCTCGGCACCCCTTGTTGCACCTGTTGGAACAACTGAGGGCATATTCCGAGAAGGCACAGAAGCAGCTATCAACCCCTTGTAGTAAGCAGCTAAACCGCTTACTTGGAGACTGACACCCGTGGTGCCGTATTGGTGATCAAAACCTCGTAAGAGGAATTGACCGCCGCAACGGCCTGTGGGGTTCTGCCAGCGATAGTTGCCCTGAGTTACGACTATACGCCCGTTTGTATAAGCAGGCATATATTTCGTCTCAGTCCCCCCATAGGTGAAGACACCTAGTGGGGTGGCTGGTACGTTGTCGTAACGTGACTTTATCATATGATACAACTCCAATCAGGGAGTGTTCCGTAGAACGTGGGGTGGCCGCGAGG